GTCTTGTTGGTACACAATATTAAAACACAAATTTATAAATATAGTTAAAATCTTCAACAATAATTATTAAAAGGAAAAAAGAATATGTCCATTAAGCAAACGCTTCATATCCATTCAACTGCTGCGAAGCCCGCTGATCTTGAATTTTCGCGAAGTACCTCTGCAACAAGAGTCAATAATATTGGACACATTGAATTAATTCCTGCTGGTACGATCAGACAGGACTTTAACCCTACTAAGGTTGGTGAACAGTTAGGTTGGTTACTTGAAGAGAGTTCTTCAAATGTTTGTTTACAATCAGAAGTTTTTGGTACTACTTGGATAACAACTAATGCAGTTCAAACCAATCTCGCAAGTGTAACAGCAAACTCAATTAAATCACCAGACGGAACAAATACTGGTGATACTATATCAGCTGGTTCAAGTGCAACTGGTATCGTTGCTGTAAGGCAACAAGGATTTACTTTTACAAATGGAACACACTATACAATTTCAGTATTTGCAAAGAAAAAAGATTTAAACTTTTTAGAAATTTCTAACAAAGACGATGGCGCAGCTGGTATGACTTGTTCACAGGTTTTCAATCTGTCTACAGGCGCAACAGGTGCTTCTGGTGGAACAGTTTTTGCTTCTGATATGCGTGCATTTCCAAATGGATGGTATCGTTGTGAAGTAACATTTGCAGCTACTGCTAACAGTAATGGTGAAGTATTTATCAAGACACGTTCAGACAATGCAGTATCTACAACCTTTGCAGCTACTAGTGGTCAAGGAACATATATTTGGGGAGCTCAAGTAGAAGCAAAGAAATATGCAACTTCTTATATCCCAACAACTACTGCAGCTGTTACAAGAGCAGCTGATGTTGCTTATGTTGAAAATACACAGGGAAAATGGAATTGGGATGTTGGTGCATCTATCTTAGTTGATGCAACTCCACTTAATACAACTGAAGTAGTATCACCTATATATCATTACCAAAATGCTGACAATAGTGATTATATATCACATATGTCTAATGGTAAGGTTGCCGTTGTTCATAACAGTACAAGTCAATTGTCTGCTAATCCATTTGATACAGGATTAACTGCACAAGTAAAGTTTGAAAACTTTCGTAGTATGTTAGCGATCAAGATGAATCGTTTTCATCTTGGACAGAATGGTAGTCTTTCACCTAATCTACCTGATACAACAATTAATGTTCCAAGAAACAGTTCGACAAGTGAATATACAATTAAATTCTTTCATGGCACAGGTTTAACATCTGGTAGTGGTTGGTTAAAACAGTTTAAGATTTGGTCTACTGTTGTTTCTGATCTTGACCTTCAAAATTTTTCTTTCAGAACTAATGAAGATGCTCAGTCATTACAGATTAATGCTGTTCAAGTTATAGACCAATCTATTACTTCTTTGAAAATTAAAGATGAGGCTATAACAAATGTTAAAGTTGCTGCTGATGCAATTACAGCTACAGAGGTTCTTGATGGTTCTTTGACTGGTGCAAATCTCGGTGCTGGTTCAATTTCAGCATCTAATATAGCAGCGGGAACAATCACAGGTACACAGATTGCTAACAATGCAATTACATCTGCACATTTGGGAGTAGATGTTATTCTTGCTGAAGACATTGCAGCTAATGCGGTAACGGTTTCAGAACTTGCAAGTAATGCTGTAACTAAAATTAAAATTGCTGATAACTCTGTTGACATTGCAAAACTTGATGTTACCGATAGTGGAAATGCTGGTGATGTACTGAAAACAGATGGTTCTGGTGCATTAGGTTTTACCAACCCAGCTTCACAAGCAGTTGGTGGTGATTTATCTGGTACAGTTGGAAATGCACAAATCAAAGCAAACACAGTTGGTATTGCTGAACTGAATGTTTCAGATGGAACAAATGGACAATACCTCACAACTAATGGTGCTGGTACATTATCATTCACAACCGATTCAACTAATGTTGGTGCATCATCAGTCGGTGGTGATTTAACAGGTACGGTAGGAAATGCACAAATTGCTGGTGGTGCAGTTGGAACACCTGAAATTGCCAATGATGCTGTTGATGCTGACAAACTTGCTCCTAATGCAGTTGTAACAGGTAGTATTGTAGCAGGTAATGTTGTTGAAGCAAGTATTGGAAACGATGCTGTAACTGCTGATAAATTGTCAGACCATGCAACTATTGATGCAAATCGAGCAGTCGGAACAAATCACATCAAAGACGATGCTGTAACTGGTGATAAAATTGCTGCAACAACTATTACGGGTGGAAACCTAGTAAATGCAACCGTTACTGGAACTCAGATAGCAGCTGGAACAATTGCATCAAGTCATATTGCTGCTGGAACAATTGTTGAAGCGGACTTGGCAGACGATTCAATAACCGATACAAAACTTGCAGACCATGCTTCTAATGATGCAAGTCGAGCGGTTGGAACGAATCACATTAAAGATTCTGCAATCACAAATGCTAAGTTGGCTGCAAACGCAGTAACATCTGGTAAGATTGGAGCATTACAAGTTCCTAATGCAGCTCTTGCTGCAAATGCAGTAACTACTGCTAAGATTGCTGACAACCAAGTTACAATAGCTAAACTTGCAGTAACAGATGGCACGAATGGGCAAGTATTGACAACAGATGGTAATGGTGTATTATCATTTGCAAATGACTCTACCAATGTTGGTGGTACTGCTGTTGGTGGTGATGTTACAGGTACAGTTTCTAATATTACAATCCCTGCGGGTGCAATTACATCAGCGATGATTGGTGTAGATGTTATTCTTGCTGAGGACTTGGCAAACAATTCTGTTACAGTTGCAGAAATTTCTAACAATGCAGTTGAAACTGCAAAAATTAAAGACAATGCTGTTACTGGTGCTAAGATCGCAATGGGTTCTGATGCAGCTGGTGATATCCTTTACTATAATGGTACAGACTATGTACGATTGGCAAAAGGTACATCAGGTCATGTATTGACTCAAGGTGCATCTGCTCCTTCATGGGCAGCTGATTCAACAAATGTTGGTGCAACATCATTAGGTGGTATTTTAGGTGGAACAGTTAGTAATGCAACCCTTAACAACAATTCTGTAACGGGTGCTCATCTTGCATTTTCTGGTCAACAGTCTGGTGACACAATGTACTTCAATGGTACTGATTGGGTCAGACTTGCAAAAGGTACAGCCGGACAAGTATTGACAATGAACGGTGGTGCGACTGCTCCTTCATGGGCTGCAGATTCTACTAATGTTGGTGGAACAGCAGTTGGTGGTGACTTAACAGGTACAGTTTCAAACGCCGCAATCGCAGCTAATGCAATTGATGGAACACATATTGCTTTGGGTTCAGATGCAGCTGGTGATACCATGTATTATGATGGAACTAATTATGTTCGATTAGCAAAAGGAACAGATGGTGAAGTATTAACACTTGCAAGTGGAGTTCCTTCATGGGCTGCAGATTCTACAAACGTAGGGGCAACATCATTAGGTGGTGTTTTAGGTGGAACTGTAAGTAATGCAACCATTGATGCAAATGCAATTAACGGTACACATATAGCAATGACTTCCGATGCTCGTGGTGATATCCTTTACTACGATGGAACAAATTATGCAAGGTTAGCAAAAGGTTCAGCAGGACAAGTTCTAACAATGGGAGCAAATGATCCTGCCTGGGCAGCTGATTCTACTAATGTGACAGGAACAGCAGTTGGCGGTAATGTTAGTGGTACAGTTGGAAACATTACAATTAAAGCAGGGGTTGTTACACCAACAATGTTGGCAGCATCTGGAACTGCTAGTAATACTACATTTCTACGAGGTGATGGACAATGGGCAACACCTGTAACGGTTGAAGTTGATCCAACAGCTGTAACGATGGCAATTGCTCTCGGTTAATTATAAATAATCTTATAAGTAATAGGAGATACAATGAGAAAAGAATTTCTTTTAGGATGTGTAAACGGTGAAATACTTATGATGGAACATTTGTTTATGTTGACCGAAAAGAATATATATACTAAGAGGCCCCAATGGTGTATTAGTACACCTGATTTTGATATTTATCCTTTTGGCAAATTATTAAGAGCACCTGCTGTATATTTACCTAATGGAAAAATAAAAACTCATGCAAAACACTATCATGGGTTTTTTATGAATATGAATTGTACAGAGGAGTTTTACGAAAAGTATAAACCAAAGTTTGACGAATTTATTATAACTGAAGAACATATTCTCCGTGATTCTCAGCCACCTGTTTGGTTATAAATTAAAATAAAAAATTATGGCTAATGTAATAAAAATAAAAAGAAGTGAAAGTGCTGGGACAGTACCTACAATAAGTAATTTAGCAGTAGGTGAAATATGCATGAATGTTGATGACCAGAAACTATACACAAGAAAATCAGATAATAGTATTGTAACAGTTGCAGAGGTGACATCTGGTAAGTCATCACTTGAATTAATTTCAGATGATACTGGTGCTACTGCTGGCCCTGCTATAGATTTATATAGAAATTCTTTTTCACCATTTGATTCAGATGATATCGGTGAAATAAAGTTTCAAGGGGAAAACGATAATAGTGATAAGGTTATATTTGCAAAGATAACCAGTAAAATTACAGATGCATCTGCAACTACAGAGGATGCAATCTTAGAATTTCATGTTCAAGAAGCTGGTTCAAGTACATCCGTTATACAGATAAAGGGTGATGGAATTCATATCACTTCTGGAAATAAAATTACATTTGCAGATGGAACAACACAATCAACAGCAGCAACAAGTCCAGTAACAATGGCTATAGCACTAGGATAAAAATATGCCCGCAACCGTATGGAATCAAAATGTTAATGCTGGACAGGATTGGGAAGCAAATCTTAATCTGTTACAAGCAGATGGTACTACAAATCGTGATATAACTGGTCATACTCTTTCTTCAGAATTAAGAAGACATTTTAAATCTGTTTCACCAAAGGCTAGTGTAAATATAGTGATTAATGATGCAGCTACAGGACTTATTACTTTATCATTGACTAATGCTCAAACTAGTTTATTGAAGAATGGTAAATATGTCTATGATGTAGAGTTAACTACTACTGCTACAGGTGTAAAGGAACGAGTTATAGAAGGTGTATTTACTGTTAAACCAGAGGTAACAGCATAATGCCAATTAAAATAAATAGTAATAATGGTAATCCGATTTTTACAACTTCACCATTATTAACTACTAGTGCAAATCCTGCTAGTGGTGGTGGAACGTCACAAGATTTTTTAGTAGATTTAAAAGATGTAGATAAAACTGGATTAAACGATAACGATGTTTTAGTATACGACGCATTAACAGGAAAGTTTGCTCCTATTGATGCCTCAATCATCAATGATAATGATGGTGGTGTATTCTAAAAAGTTTTTTAGGAGTGGTTTTCATTTTATAATGACATGGAGTAGGTCGTGATTTTTATAGTATTATTGTAATGATTTTAATTGATTAAACCGAACAAAAAAATATTTAAGAGGAAAAATTAATGGCTAATACTATTCAAATAAAACGATCTTCTGCTAATTCAGCCCCAGGCACTTTGGCAAAAGGTGAGTTGGCATGGGTTGACCATGGCACGGGTGGTGCAGCTGGTATTCTATATATCGGTGACATGACTGGTGCTGGCGCAGCTGTGCGAAAAGTTGGTGGGCCAGGTTGGGGGACAGAATTGTTGGCAAGTCCTGCTTTGACAGGTACTCCAACAGCACCTACTGCTGGCGCAGCAACAAACACAACTCAAATTGCAACAACAGCATTCGTACAAACAGCAGTTGCTGGTGGTACAGTTGCTATCGCTCAAGCATCTGATACAAACATTTCCGGCCCTGCTGCTGGTCATGTATTATTCTATGATGGAACAAATTCTTGGGATAATAAAATTATATCTGGTGATCTTCTTATTGATAAAGACGGTGTTGCTACTGTAACAGGTGTTAATGCAAACTCAATTGCCTTAGGCACAGATACAACTGGTAACTATATAGGCACCATTACTGGTACAGCAAATGAAATTGAAGTTACAAACGGTTCTGGTGCGGAAGGTGCAGCTGCACAGATTGGACTTCCAAACAATGTAACAATTACAGGTAACTTAATAGTTAATGGTACAACTACAACTGTTGATTCAACTGTTGTAAGTATTGCTGACCCTATCTTTAGTATTGGACAAAATGCTTCGGACGATAACAAAGACCGTGGCATGGAATTCAAATACAATGATGGTGCTGCAAAAGTTGGTTTCTTTGGTTGGGATGAAAATACTGGTGAGTTCACGGGTTGGACAGCTGCTACAGCAACTAACGAAACATACAATGGTACACGCATTAATGCTAACTTTGGCAATATTGCTGGTACATTGACAACTGCTTCACAAACTGCTATTACTGGTGTTGGTACGATTACAACTGGTGTATGGAATGGTACTGCTGTTCCTACAGAGTTTGGTGGTACAGGACAGGACTTCTCTGGTTCAACTGGTGTTCTTTCCGTTAGTAGTGGAACAATGGCAGTTGCAAGTGAAATGCCTGTAACCCTCGGTGGTACTGGACTTCAAGCAGTTACAGCTAAAGGTTTAGTAGTTGGTGCTGGTACAGCTGATATGACAATTCTTGCTATTGGTTCTGCTGGTCAGAAATTACAAGTTGGTGCTGGTGGCCCCGAATGGTCTGATTCTGTTGATGGTGGTACATTCTAAGTTAGTTTAGAAATACTGAGTATCATAATTTATCTATAGAAGTTAACAAAGGGGGATTGAGGCCTTGTCCTCAGTCCCCTTTTATTTTTTTCAGGAGTATACATATTACAAGGTAGGTAAGAAATGCAATTAGACCAAACTGCCGACCTAATTGAAAAGTTAGGCGTTCCGATTGTTGGTTTGATATTGATTGGGTGGGGTTTTTGGAAAATTGTGAAATGGCTTCAAGATTCACTTACAGGAAAGATTGGGTATCAAACAGACATAATAATTCAACTTATAGATCGTATTCGTGTTTTACAAACTGATATTTTAAAGTTGGATACTATGGTACGCACTAAGTTTGGATTAGATGTCGATGAGAACCGTATTGAAAGAGCAGATGAGCCGAAAAGAAGAACCAGAGGTAAATAATAATTTAAATAATTCTATATAGGAGTTTATGAAATGACAGAGGAAGATGGATTTGTTGAAGCAGGAGAAGTAGTAGAAAAACCAAAAAAGAAAACAAAAAAAATACCACTTGCTAAACCAGCACCAGTTGATCCAGAGGTAACAGTTGAGCAAGTTCAAGGACAACTTAACTATGCTCAGAAGATTATTAATATTCTTCAAGCTAAAGTTAATGATGCAAATGGTATTATTGTTCAATTAGAAGCAAGAGTTCAAATTGCAGAGGAAGATAAACAAAATATCTTGAAGCAAATTGAGTCTATGGGAATTACTCCACAATAATAAAAGGATAATAGTATGGCAGCCGTAACTACAAGACAAGGACTAATAGATTATTGTTTAAGACGATTAGGACAGCCTGTTGTAGAAATCAATATAGATGAGGATCAACTTGAAGAAAGAATTGATGATGCTTTAGAATACTTTCAAGAATATCATTTTGACGGTGTAGAGAAAGTGTTTACAAAACACGCTATTACTGCAACTGATATTACTAATGAATATATTCCTGCAGCTGATCCGATTATTAGTGTTGTTAGGGTATTACCCATTCCAAGTTTTGATTCATTTCAAGGTGGTTTCTTCAATGAAGAATATCAATTAAGGTTGAATGATTTAAATAGTTTTACTGGTTCTTCTTTAATACAATGGGAAATGACACAACAAAATTTTTCATTAGTTGAAGAATTATTTTCTATTGCACCAACAATGCTTTTCAACAGAAAACAAAATCGGGTTTATTTAGAAACTGATTGGAATGATAAATTTAGTGTAGGTGATATATTAATTATTGAAGCCTATCAGGCATTAAACCCTGCAACATATCCAGAGGTTTATAATGATATGTTTTTGAAAAGGTATGCAACTGCTTTAATTAAAAGACAATGGGGTGAAAACTTGAAAAAGTTTGCAGGGGTTGTATTACCCGGCGGTATCACGCTTGATGGTAAAACAATTTATGATGAAGCTGTTGAAGAAATAAGAACGATAGAAGAACAGGTAAGTTTACAATACGAATTACCAATAGACTTTAATGTAGGTTAATATGACCACTAATAGTTATTTTAAAAATTTTAATTCATTTCCACAGCAAGAATTACTTAATAATTTAACAAGAGAAGTAATTCAAATGAGTGGTGTTGATGTTTTATATTTAGCAAGAACAGCGGTTAAGGTGGATGACGTACTTAACGAAGATGCTTTATCTAGGTTTGAATCTGCTGTTGAAATCGAAATGTATGTAAATACACCAGAAGGTTTTGAGGGTGCTGGAGATGTTGCAACCAAGTTTGGTCTTGATATTCAAGACGAACTAAATATGATAGTAAACAAAGAACGATTCTTTAAAGAAACAGCATTGGCAGCTCCGAGGGAAGGTGATTTAATATATTTCCCTATTGACAGAAATTTATTTGAAATTAGATTTGTTGAAGATGAAAAACCTTTTTATCCATTAGGTAAGAATACTGTATTTGAATTAACTTGTGAGAAATTCATCTTTAGTGAGGAAGAGTTTGCATTACCAGAAGGTACTGCAACAGCTGATATATTTGACGCATATGAAAAAGCTCATGCAATTGATATGGAACTAACAGTAGCAGTTGGTGGTATTGATTATAAAGTTGATGAACAAATTTATCAAGGTGCAAGTTTAGTAAATGCTACAGCAACTGCAATCGTTGGTGGTGGAAGTGCTACAAATACTGGTGATATATTAAAAATTTATAATGTTTCTGGTGACTTTGCTACTGGTGTTAATGTTGTAGGTGTTAAATCTACAGCAACAAGAAATCTTATAGCGATTGACGATCAAAAAATGGAAGCTTCTGAATATTCAGATAATAAGATTTACGAAACAGATGGAGATAATATTTTAGATTTTAGTGAGATTGATCCGTGGAGTGAGGGAGACTTATAATGTTTGGAAGATATTTTTACAATAAAAATATAAGAAATGTAATTGTTTTGTTTGGTACAGTATTTAATGATATTACTATAAAGAGAACAACAACAGCTGGACAAGTTAAAAAACAATTTAAAGTTCCTATTGCATATGGCCCTGCTCAAAAATACTTAACCATACTAGAACAAGGTCAACTTAATCGTGATTCTAAAAAGTCAACATTGACTTTGCCGAGAATGTCATTTGAAATTACAACAATGGTATACGATGCAACTAGAAAGTTGCAAACGAAAAAACGAATGAGGGAAGCAAAACCTCTAGGAACTATTGATAGTGTCAGGCTTACAAATGGTGGTAGTGGTTATACCTCTGCACCTACAGTTGTGTTTCAAACTCCAACTGGGGGCGTGGTTGCAACAGCTACAGCAGTTCTTGGTACAGAAACAAATGCAGATAAAGTTGTTAGTGTTACACTTGATACGCCAGGGTCAGGATATAAAACAAGACCCAATGTTTCTTTTACAGGTGGTGGTGGTTCGGGTGCAACAGCAACAGCAAACTTGGATGCAAGTACAACCACAGTAGTAACTGGTTATGTGCCAGTACCATATAACTTTGATATTGACTTGTCTATCATGGTTAAGAATAGTGATGACGGAGCTCAGATACTAGAACAGATTTTACCATATTTTACACCAGAGTATCATGTTACATTAAATGAAATGTCAACACTTGGAGTTAAAAGAGATATACCAATTGTATTAACTGCAATGAATACGGAAGATACTTATGAAGGTGATTTTATTACAAGACGAGCATTAATTCATACTTTAACTTTTACGGTACAGGCCTATCTTTATGGGCCATCACAGGATCAAGGTATTATTAGAGAAGTAGATACAAATGTTGGAGCAAACTTTAATGATGCAATAGATACTAATGTTGATGTAAAACCAAACCCAATTACAGCTGATCCTGATGATGATTTTGGTTTTACAACAACAGTAACTAATTTTAATTAACTTATGAGAACTTTGAATAAAGCGTTTTGGATATTGATATCAATATTTGCAGCGTCAAAGTTGTTATCAATCATTCTTGACCACTACGAATTTTAATCAAATGGAGTATATTATATCTGATTGGAGGTCAATTATGGGATGGGGTAATTGCGAAGATCATTATACTAGAGTGGCAAAAGATAGAGAAAAGTTAAAACCGATGGATAAAAGAACAAAATTGATAGTCATGGGATGGATTATTTTTTTAATGGGTATTATTTGGTTGTTTTGGGAATAAAGGAAAATATTTTTGAAGAAAGATACAATAAAAAAATTAAATAATGTTTTAGATATTGCTGATGATATTATTGATATTGCTGAACCAGAAGAAAAAAGAGAACTAAAACCACTTGTTAATAGTAGTGATGACTTAACAAATGATTATCAATTTTCAAGAGATCAGTATCAAACATTGATTGAAAAAGGTAATGATGCCCTAGAAGAACTCTTAACTATTGCAAAAGAGGGTGAACAACCTAGAGCATTTGAAGTTGCAACTCAATTAATAAATTCATTAACAGCAACAACTAAAGAACTTTTAGTTCTACAAAAAACTAAAAAAGAAGTTGAAGATAAAAAGGCTCCAGTAAAGAACGAAAATAATTTGTTTGTTGGAAGCACTAAGGAACTTCAAGAACTTTTAGAAATGAAAAAGAAAAAGTAATATGGTAGAATCATATTTAGGTAATAGTCTTCTTAAAGGCTTGGATGTTGCACATAAATTTACTAAAAAAGAGATTGAAGAGTATATCAAATGTGCTAATGATCCGATCTATTTTTTAGAAAATTATGTGCAAATCGTACACGTTGATGAAGGACTTATTCCTTTTAAGATGTATGATTTTCAGAAAAAGTTAGTAGAGACAATAACTGATAATAGAAATGTTATTGTAAAAACTGGTAGGCAGGTTGGTAAAACTACAACTACTATCGGTTGGATATTACATTACGCTCTTTTTAACAAAGAGAAGGTAATAGGAATACTTGCTAATAAGGCTATTACAGCTAGAGAAATATTAGGAAGGATTCAAACATCATATCAACATCTCCCCAAATTTCTCCAACAAGGTTTGAGAGAATGGAATAAAGGTTCTATGGAGCTGGAGAATGGAAGTAAGATAATTGCTTCTTCAACATCATCTTCAGCAATTCGTGGATTTTCATTTTCTTGTATTCTTCTGGATGAGTTTGCTCACGTTCATAGACACATTGCAACTGAGTTTATCAAATCAGTATATCCTACAATTTCATCTGGTAAAGAAACCAAAGTTATTATAGTATCCACACCTAATGGTTTCAATCTCTTTTACAAATTCTGGAATGACGCAGAGAATGGAAATAATTCCTTTTTTCCATTTAGAGTTCATTGGTCTAATGTTCCCGGCCGTGATGAAGCATGGAAAAAGAAAATTGTGGGAACTATTGGGGAAGATGGATTTCGTCAAGAATATGAAGCAGATTTTCTAGGTTCTAGTAATACTCTAGTATCCACAGAGAAATTACAAGAGTTATCTTTCAAATCACCTTTATTTTCCAGAGATAGTTTAGATGTATATGAAGAGCCTGTTCCAAATGCCTCGTATGTTATGACGGTGGACGTTGCAAGGGGTCAAGGAATAGATTTTTCTGCCTTTAGTGTGTTTGATACCACAGAAATACCCTATAAAGTAGTTGCAAAATACAAAAATAACCTTGTTGCACCCCTACACTTTCCTAATATTATAAATATAGTTGGAAAGAGATATAATGATGCTTATATTTTAGTAGAGATAAACGACATTGGTTCACAAGTTGCTGATGTTCTTCACCATGATTTAGAGTATGAATTTTTATATTCAACATCATGGTATGGGAGACATGGACAACAATTAAGTGGTGGTGTAAAGAAGGATTCCTCGTTTGGAGTAAGAACAACAAGAGCTATGAAAAAGCTCGGATGTTCAAATTTAAAATCCTTGTTAGAAGAGGATAAACTTCTTATACCCGACTATGATATGATTTCCGAACTGACAACATTTGTTTCTTCTGGTGATTCCTTTTCAGCAGACGATGGAGCTAATGATGATTTAGCTATGACGTTAGTATTGTTTGCATGGTTAGTAGACCAACAATATTTTAAAGATTTACATAGTCAAAACATAAGAGAAAACTTATATCAAAATCAGTTACAAAATATTGAAGATTTTACAGTACCATTCGGACATATTAATAATGGTTTAAATCAGAAAGAGTATGAAGTTGATGCTGATGGGACAGTATGGGAAACGATTTCTTAGAATAATTAAATTATGCAATTGATGAAAATATATTAATATAAAAAATGTAATTAATTGTAAAGGAGAAAACAAATGCCATTTCAAGTCAGCCCGGGCATCGTTGTTACAGAAAGAGACTTAACAACTGTTGTACCTAATGTTGCTACGAGTATTGGTGCTATTGGTGGAAGTTTCCAATGGGGCCCAGTTCTGGAAAGACAGACCGTAACAACCGAAAATGATTTAGTAAGAATATTTGGTGAACCAAAAGACGAAAACGGAACAGCAATGGTTGTAGAATCATTTCATGTTGCCGCAAATTATCTCGCATACACAAACAACTTGATCGTTGTTAGAAATGTTGGTGCATCTGCACGAAACGCAGTAACAGGTGATGGTGATGCTGGTACACCTACTGTTGTTCAAAACATTGAAGACTACGATAGTGATATCGCTGCATTTACCGATCAACTATTTCTTGCAAAGTATCCTGGCGCAAAAGGAAACTCACTCAAGGTTCATGCAATAGATTCACATGGTTGGGATAAAACAGATTACGCTGGTACAGATTTAGAACTTCAAAATAAATTTAAAGCTGCCTTTGACCGAAGACCATCAACGTCCTCAGACGTTGCTCGTGCAAACGGTTGGGATGGTGTAAACACAGATTACCTAGTGCATACTGCAACAGCAGAAGCGTATGTTGTTGGTGATACAATTACTCAAGCTACTACAAGTGCAACTGGTACAGTTGTTGCAATTCCTGGCGGATATGCAGCAGGTGGAACAATGGTTGCATATACACCTACAAATGGAAGGTTTACCACAGCTGGTGGTAACATTGTAAGTAGTGGAACAGGAACTCCAAAAACAATCGTAGCTACTAAGGTAGTTAAAGATGAGCCTATAACCAGAAACAATGATGAACTTCATGTAATGGTTATTGACGAAGATGGTTTGTTTACTAACGAGCCAGGTGAAGTTTTGGAACGTCATGCTCATTTAAGTAAAGCAAAAGATGCAAAGAAAATTGATGGTGGTTCAAACTACGTTTTAAACGTACTACGAACACAATCATCTTATTGTTGGTTGGGTGCAGCTACTCAGTTATCTGCAAACTCAACAGGTGCGGGTGCAAATGTTGGTGCATTGAAAGCAGGTTCTACATATAAGTCGTTCAATAGTGCAACAGCATCACAAACATTGCCTGGTGGTTCATTAGCAGGTGGTGTTGACGATAACGATTTATCAATCGGTGAATTGACAGAAGCATATGATCTTTACAAAGAACCAGAAGTTGTTGACGTTACTTTGGTAATGGCAGGTGCTGGTAATACCACAGTTGGCCGTTACATCATCGACAATATTACTTCAGTTCGTAAAGACTGCGTAGCACTTGTATCTCCAAATCGTGCTTCAGTTGTTAATCCTGCTTCTAATAGTGCAGCGGTTGCAGCACTTGAGACAGATAACACAGCACTTGGTTCTTCAAGTTATGCAATTATGGATGGTGCATGGAAATATCAGTATGACCGATATAACGATGTATTCACATACGTTCCAATGAACGGTGACATTGCTGGTCTTTGTGCAAGAACTGATTTCACGAATGATGCTTGGTGGTCACCTGCTGGTTACAACCGAGGAACAATTAAGAATATCGTAAAACTTTCATGGGAAGCAAACAAAGCCAACCGTGACGTAATGTATCAAATTGGTGTTAATCCACTAATCACCCCAAGAGGTGCTGGTGTACTTCTTTTCGGTGATAAAACTATGCAAGTTCTACCTAGTGCATTTGACCGCATCAATGTTCGTAGACTGTTTATCGTTCTTGAGAAAGCAATCGCAATTGCTGCTAAAGCATTGTTGTTTGAGTTCAATGACGAATTCACACGAGCACAGTTTGTAAATATCGTTTCTCCATTTTTGAGAGATGTTCAAGGTCGAAGGGGTATTACTGACTTTAAGGTAGTTTGTGATAGTTCTAATAATACTGGTCAAGTTATTGATACTAATAATTTTGTTGGGGATATTTATATCAAACCAGCAAGGTCTATTAACTTCATTCAACTTAACTTTATTGCTGCACGAACTGACGTATCTTTTTCAGAAATCGGCGGTTAAAGTATTATAAATACATACATAAATTAAAGGAGTAACAAGAAAATGCCTACAATT